TGTGGAGCGATTACACGATAGGTTGCTTTGCTTACAAGACAACCTGAACTCCAGTTGCGGTAGATTGTATAATCTTTTTAGAGAATACAAATGTGTTCGCTCTAACAATATTCGTTCTCGCTCCGCTGAATTTTAATCTAACCTCTGGTTCAGCATTTCGTAAATCAAATACGAAACCTTGTCTTGCTAATTCACGACAAGTCATATAAGAATTAGCATAACCATTTAAAGAGTGTCTGGAATTATCCCCAAGATTTAATGGGTTCTTTCCAATCGCTCTCCACGCCTTAACTAATTCGTTTTGGTTGAGGCATCTATCGCTTCTTGCTTGTGGATTATAATCTCTTAATGGATATAATCTATTGTTAATGAAATACTGAACTGAATTTAAACTAAATTCGCTTGGTGATAATCCATCATATATGTTAGGAGCAGACCTATCTTCCACTTTACTCGCATCGTGATAATGCGTAAAAAGAGCGACCGCCTTTGATGCGACTGAAGTGATTGGGATTTGGTGGCGTAAAACCCCAGTTGGGATGTTGTTGAGAAATGTGTCGTATGATGTAAATTCATAATTTAATCCCTTCATCAACATATTAGCAACATTTGGAGGTGGAACAACTTGGAGTAATCTAAACTCTGTTGATTTAACCTTGTAGTTTGGAACATTAAATGCCGAAGCAAGTTTAATGTAATCAGTCGCAACAATACCATTTCCGTTTAATGAACCATTAGCGAATGAAAGTTTCACCTTATTACATCCCTTAACACCATTTACATTAGAAGGAACAGAAGGAGTAATTGCTGTAATGGTATGGTCGCCTCCTCTTTTAGTAGTAGTGTTAGTCTGGTAGAAATTTACAACATTACCAACTGCTAAACCCAAAGCACCAGTCCCAGCAACACCTTCGTCTTCTTGTGAGGAAGGGAATACATTAGGGAATATAGCATTTAAACCAGATAAATCAATTTCTACAAAATTCGCATTACCACCACCAGCAGTATCAGTCTTTGCTGTTATAACTAATCCTGGAGCATCAGCGGTTGGTTTTACAATATTTACTAAATCAATCTCTCTGTGTCCGCTTTCGTATCCTACTGCTGGTGTCGCTAAAAGGTGAGGACAAACTCTCTGTAATGCTAATTCTGGTTTTGCTAAAATGAGTTCTATGCGTAATCCACCGAAGTTAAGGACAGGAATTAACTTCTCGTCATCCCAGTAGTTAAAAATACCACTTCTTAATCTTAAACAAAATCTTCTCGCCATAGGTTTTAAATTACCAGTAATATCCTTTGGTGATAATTGATTATTCGCTGGGTGGTCGCCTTGTGGTTTTGATGGTTCTATAATAAGAGTGTTGTCCGCCTTAATTTTGATTTCCTTCGCTTGGACTGGGTGTCCTACTCCTTCTTTGAGTTTTAATTGTGTTGGGTCATCATATAAATACTGGTTCTCAATATTGACCCATTCCGCATAATTATTTAAATTTTCTAATAAAATCCCAGTTTCTTTTGAGTAGATATTTAAACTTTCTATAATAGCGGAACATCCAGCATTTTTAGCAAAAGTATATAAGGCGTTGTTATTAGAACTATTTACGACATCAAAAACCAAATAACTATCACGCTTGATATATCCTACCTCTGGTTCTATATTGTAAATGATTTTCTGTCCTGGATTAAACTGCTCTCCGTTTTCTGGAACAATTGATATGGTCTGCGATGAATTCATCGCTACAACTTGATTATTCATTACATTTGAGTTCGCCATACTGATTTTATATTGTATTGTTAGATTTTTTTTTTATATAATAATCTAAATAATATATATTAGAATGGCGTTTTCCTTAAATAAATCATCAAGTGAAGACAACCGAATAAGTAGAAAAATGTATTACAATTCACAATTACCAGATTTCGGTGCTGGTATTGGTTTAGATTTAGATAATGCTTTGCGAATTGTTTTACCGCCAGACGATACATTTGGTTATAATTTCATAAAAATATCTACTTATTGTGGTGAATTTACAAAATATAAAATAAATATATATGGCGTTCCACCAGCAAAACCCTCAAAAGAAGGCGGATTTAATTTTGGTTCTAATGGTGGTAGTGGTTTTGGTTTAACAGAAGGTTATAGGGACAGAGATACACCATCAAAAACCTATACTAAAATAAATACTGGAACTCCGTATTATACAGAAGACTTAACTGGTAATCAATATCATTACAGAATTTTACCAATTATGGGCGAATATACATATATAGAATTCCTATTTAACTTCGCAAATAACGGAGATAGAAATAGTTCCACAGGTGATAAACCAGGACATTTGTATTGTAAAACTATGTTAAGCAGAGATGCTTGTAATTTAATAACTCAAGATACATTTAATCATTAACTTTTTTTTTCTTTGTAAAGAATATATTAAAAAATGCCTCATCAAATTCCTCTTGCGAAGAATTCCATTACTGGTGTTTATGAAAGTCTTAAAATTGATGCCTCTGGAAAATTACAAGTCAGCGATAGTCAAGTCAATCTCAATACAGATAATTTGGAAGCACGATTACCAAGTGCTTTAACTGGAAGTGGAAATTTAAAAGTATGTATCCAAGAATTAGGTAATGAAGGAAGTGAAAGATTAAATACTGATGCTATTGTTGATGGTATGAGAGGAGGTCTTCCAACTGCTCTTACTGGTGATGGAAACTTAAAAGTCAGTATCCAAGAAGACCATACACATAATTTAGCACTTGCTTCTAATCAAACTTCTATGCTTACTGAATTAACTTCTATTAAGACTGCCGTAGAATTATTAGATAATGCTGTTAGTGGAAATGAATTACAAGTTGATATTGTAGCAAGTGCTTTACCAAGTGGTAGTGCTACTTCTGCTAATCAAACAACTATGATAAGTCGTCTTGATAGTATTAAAACCGCCGTAGAAATTATAGATAATGTTGTAAGTGGTAGTGAAATACAAGCGGATATTGTATCAAGTGCTTTACCAAGTGGTGCTTCTACATTAGCAAAACAAGACGAAGTAATAACTGAATTAACATCTATTAAGACTGCCGTTCAGTTATTAGATAATGCGATAAGTGGTAGTGAATTACAAGTTGATATTGTATCAAGTGCTTTACCAAGTGGCGGTGCTACTTCTGCTAATCAATCAACTATGGTAAGTCATCTTGGCGATATTAAAACCGCCGTAGAAATATTAGATAATGTTGTAAGTGGTAGTGAAATACAAGCGGATATTGTATCAAGTGCTTTACCAAGTGGTGCTTCTACTTCTGCTAATCAATCAACTATGGTAGGTCATCTTAACGATATTAAAACCGCCGTAGAAATATTAGATAATGCTGTAAGTGGTAGTGAATTCCAAGTTGATATTGTATCAAGTGCTTTACCAAGTGGGGGTGCTACTTCTGCTAATCAATCAACTATGGTAGGTCATCTTAACGATATTAAAACCGCCGTAGAAATATTAGATAATGCTGTAAGTGGTAATGAATTCCAAGTTGATATTGTATCAAGTGCCTTACCAAGTGGAGGTGCTACTTCTGCTTTACAAGGCGACCACAATACAAAATTAGACCATTTAAGCGATAATTTAGACCATTTAAGCGGTGATTTGGATACTATTGATGGTGTATTAGATAATATATTAGTAAAGAATGGTGAAATAGAAACTACTTGCGATGCTGTATTAGCAAAGAATACTGAAATAGAAACTACTTGTGATGCTATATTAGCAAAGAATACTGAAATAGATAATGCCGTTGATGCTATGAGTGCTAAACTACCAGCGTCATTAGGACAGAAAGCAAATGCTTCTTCTTTATCAATATGTAGGTCTTCCACCGCTGGTGCTTTTGATTTGTCTGCGAGAACTACAATAGGCACAGCATCCACAAGTAAAAAACTTTTGTGCGACAGCGACGGACATTTACAAGTTGATATATTAAGTGGAGCAAGTGGCGACCCTTCCGCTGTTTCTACTTTATTCAGCACCGAAACTAATTCTACGTCAACTGGTTCTGCTTTATCTACTGGTGAAATTACTATCACAAGTGGAAAACAAATTGGCGTTTTAGTAGATACTGGTTCTGCTAATCCGTCAAATGGAGCAAAAGTTTTTGTTGGATATTCCGCTGGAAATGTTGATTATCCTTTAATAAATAGTGGCGGAAGTTCCGTCACTCTCGCAATAGGGCAAGTGGACGGCGCTGGTAATTATGTAGGAAGCGGTCAATTTACCGCCTCCTATCCACTTATGAAAATAACTTTACAAAATGGAAGTGGAGGAACTATAAACAACGCTATTTTAAAAGTATTTCAGTAAGAGTAAAATGATTTTACATTATTATTTAAACACCAACATAACATTCCCATATATTCATTTTGTTTCATATACCTTAAATACACTTTTTTAACTTTACTTTTCTTGTTAAATTCTATTACGACTTTATCGTATTTAAAATTTCTCATTATATAATATTATATTAGAAAAAATGCCTCACGGAGGAAAAGGATTATCACCAGCACCAGCGGACTTTAAAGAAAAAAAACCATTATATAAACCATATAAATCTACTAAACAAGGTAAGAAAGGTATGGTATTTGTTAAAAAAGATGGAGGGAAAAGACTTATACATTTTGGCGACGCTAATATGAAGGATTTTACTCAACACGGAAGCGAAAAACGCCGAAAAAATTATCTCCAACGAAGCGGAGGTATTAGGGATAAAAGCGGTAAATTAACCGCTAATAATAAAAACTCTGCTAATTATTGGAGCAGACATATCAATTGGTAAGTCCGTAGGACGAACTTATGCTACGCTGTAATTATTTTTTTTTCTTTTTTGCTTCCATTTTTTTCACTTCATTATGTGCTTTGGTAAAAGACATTCCGTCTTTCATCATTTTTTTCATTTCTCTAATATGTTTTGCTGAATGATGTTTAGAGTGTTCTTTTAATTTCATTTCTTGCTTTTCAGTTAGTTTATTCATTATTATATTACAAATAAAATAATTTGGTAAGTCCTATGCCTTGCGAAAGGACGAACTTAATCAATCGTAGATTGGTAATATTGGAAAATCAAGCAAATTTCCGCTGGGAAATTATTTTTTATTAAATGTAATTAACTGCTTCGCTTGTATTTTTTAACTCTACCAGTTGCCTTTTTCTCTGCTATTGCTTTCTTCTTCTGTGCTGGTGTTAATTCTTTCATAGTTGTAGGAGTATCTTTATTTACACGCTTTGTAGGTCTAAATATAGTTCCTCCTTCTTTATATGTCTTCTTGCCTTTTTCAGTCCGCCAGTCTTCTTTAAACCAACGACCAAGACCACTCTTCTTATTTTTCTTACCAGTATATTTACCACCTGCCTTCTTGTATTCTTTTACAACAAGTCCGCTTCTATACGCAGAGTGTTTAGGATTTTTAGCATATATTTTCTTTTTAACACGATTATATAACGCTTTGTTAGTTGGTTCAGGCATACTTTACTTTTTAACAACTTTTTTTTTTTTCTTTTTCTTTAAAATTTCATCTTGTAATTTCTTGGGTAATGATTTCTGTTTCGCAGTTAATTTCTCCTTGCTACTATGTCCCATTTTTTCACTACCTTTTAATGAACTATCCATTTTCTTACTATCCATTTTCTTCTCCATTTTCTTCTGTTTGGAGTTCTTCGCCATATTTTTTGGTTTCTTCATCGCAGAATTACCATACATTTTCATTTCTTATTTGTCGCTTCGCTGATACTATATCAAGAGATTTTTTTTTATTGTTAAATATTCATTTCTGTATTTATATAAGTATCCTAATATTTCTAATCTTTTCAGTAATACTGGGTCATATTCATTCTGCTTATAAACAGCGACCAAATGTTCTATTGTTCTTTCTTCCTTAATACATTTCTTATCTTTATTAGACTTTCTTTCTATGTATCGTTCTAAAAATTGTAAATGTTTTCGTATCTCGTCGTGAGATATATAGGTAGAAGTTTCACCCTCAATACCTTCATCCATATTTGGTGGTCGCTTCGCCGATACTTCTTGCTGTAATTCTTCGGCATTTACTAATTTTTTTTTAGTAAGTTTTTCTATAGTTCTATTCTTACTCCCAAGAGGGCGACCAACTTTTTTTGCTTGTGATTTATTACAAATATCCATTTTATATATTATATTTAGAAAATAAAATTATAAAATTTCCCAGAGAAAAAAAAGTGTATTTTCCAATATTACCAATTAGTGTTTTCCACCAGCATTTCCGCCAGGTTTGGAAGCGGAATTTTGTAATTTATTAACATTATCAGGTTGTAATAAACCGAACTGCTGTTTAGTTCTCTGTAAAGTTTTTCCAGTCATAGCATTTAAAGTTGTATAAATTGTTGATGCTCTTGTCTGTGATTGTTTCTGCTGTATATTGCGAGTGAGTGGTTGTGAAAGTGAGGTATTAGGAGCGTATAATATATCCATTTTATATATTTAGTTTAGAAAAAAAATTTATATTATTGTTTATATATAAATGGCGACAGAAGAAATTTTTGATAAACCCAAAGAAACCAAACCAAAGGCAACCAAACCAAAAAGAAAATTAACCCAAGCACAATTAGAGGGATTGGCGAAAGGACGAGCGAAAATGGCGGAGAAAAGAGCATTAGCGAAAAAACAATTAGAAAAGGCAGATGCGAATGCCGAGAAAGACAACAAGAAAAAAGAAAAGGAACTTCGTGCTAAAAGGCGTAAGGCGATTAAAGAAGATGAAGAGAAAAAGATTGAGGTAAAAGTGAAGCGTGAATATATGACTAAAAGAAAAAAGAAGATTGAGGATTTTGCTAAACTTAAATATAGATATATGGAGAAAGCGAAAACCCCAACAGAATACGCTGACTATAAAAAAGTAATGGATGGCGTAAGTGAAGAAATGATTGTTAATGATAGAGTTGGAGATTACTTACAACACTATTTAGATTATATGGCGTATAACCATCCTTTAATGAAAGCACACAGAGAGGATAAAGCACAGAAAAAAAAGAGGGATGAGGAAGAACCAGAGAAAGAAGATAGATACGAATTGGAAGAAGCAAACGAAGTAGTTGCTACGCATAAAAAAAAATCTAATGATAATAATATAAGGTTAGAAGTTAAGGATGTGGAAAGTTGATTTACCACCAGATTACGACTTTGATTTACCAGATGAAAACGCCATAAAAAAATCAGCAAAAGAACTTAAATTGCGAAAGAAAAAAAAATTTGACGGAAATGATTTAAGTATTTATCCAATAAAGATAGATGAGAGTAAGTTAAATCAAGGAGAAAGCAAATACCCTCTCTCAACCCCAGTTCATCTCCATTTAGTTATAGGGCGAGTAAAAGCAGGTAAAAGTTTGCTTGTTAATAATCTTTATTTATCAAATCGCTTTTATGGTGATGATTATAAGACAAAAGTTCTTATTAGTAGTTCTGCCTATAATGATGCTATAAATAAACATTTGATAGACGATTTTGACTTTGTATTTACGGAGTATAGTGAAGGTCTATTACAAGAATTGATAAGTTTAGTTGAGAAAGATGAAGGAGATGGGAGATGGTTAATATTATTAGACGATATTATTGGAGATGTAAAATTTAGTAGAGGTAAGGTTGATGCTATATCTTCGTTAATAAGTAAATTTAGACATATTGGAAATGGAGAGGTTGAGGGTAAATTAGCATTATGTATAACGACACAATATTTTAAATATATCTCCACTATTGCTCGTAATAACGCCACAGCGTATTATATTATGGGAACTTTTGCCGAAGCGGAACTAAAAAAAATCGCTGAAAGTTTAAGTTTCTTTGGTGGAAACGATAAAGCGTTCTTGGAAATATTTAAAAGGTCAAGAAAAGAACAATATGACTTTTTATATTGTTCGGTAGAACATTTAGAGGCGAGAAGAAATCACGACGAACTAATATGGAGTAAAGATAATGGTTGGGAGCAATCTTGGGAGGGTGAAAAAGATATGTTAATGAGCGAAAAACCCAACAAAAAAAATCTTAATAATAATTATAAATCAAATGGCGACATTCCAACAACGGATAAACCAGTTTAGACAAGGATTAGATACACAGCAATCTCATTTTAACGACGCTATGGGTCAAGCATCAAATTACGGACAAAGAATTTTAGAAGATAAATTCGGTCAGCATTATCAAAATGTAGAAAAAACTGGCGGTGCTATATTGACCGCTGGTCTTACTACTGGTGCGACTATAAATGGATTAAAGAGTATAGCACATAACTTTAAAGCGAAAAAACAACAATTAGCGGATGCGAGGTCAAAGAGTAGTCCAGCGACCGCAACAGAACAGCAAGGAGGCGGAAAACAAAGCACAGCACCAAAACCAGCGGACGATGATGTAAATAAAAACGCTCCAGTATTACAAGAAGGACAAGGAAGAGAGGGTGGAGGTAGAGTAGAAGGAAGGGACGAAGCACCAGACGAAGAAGCAGGAGTATTAGGAAGAGAAGCATTAGAAGGTGAAGAAGGTGAAGCACCAGCATTAACAGAGCAAAGTAGAACTCTTACAGCAGGAAGAGATATAGATTTCTCATTAGGTAAAGAGGGTGGTAATTCTGGTGCTTCTGGTGAAATATTTGGAGGATTACCAGCACGACCAAGTGGCGGTAGTCAAGCACCAGGAGTAAGAGATGACCCACAAGTTGGATTGTTAGGACAACAAGGAGAAACTCCTCGTGGATTTAGTGCTTTGAGGACTATTCCAGAACAAGATGAACCAGCGGAAGCACCAGCACAAGCACCAAAAGGAAAGCAACCAGCAGGACAACCAGAACCAGCAAGACCAGCACAAGCGGAGCAGGTTAGACCTTCGGTCGTCGAACCAGCAGTTCCAGAAGGAGGAGCAACCACACTTGTAGATAGTGGTTTAGGAGGGCAGAGAGTAGCAAATATAGCAAGAGCAGATGACGCTTTAGCGAAAGGTGGTGAGGCGTTAGATACATTAAAATCTGGAGCATTAAATGTGGGCGAAGGTGTCGCTGGGGCAGTCGGTCAAGCATTAAGTCAAGCAAGAAGCACAGGAGAAAAAGTCGCTGGTGGTGCTATACAAGGAACAGCAGGATTAGCACAAGGCGGACGAGCAGTCAGTAATGTAGTAAGTAAAATTAGAGGCACAACCGCAGGAGATATAGAAACTCCTTCCACAGAATTAGCAGACCAAACATCCGCCAATTTAGCAGACCAAGCAGTAAATTCCGCTAAATCTTGGGTAGGCAGACAAGTTTCTAATGCGAGTGATGCTATTAGTTCCGCTGGTAGAAATTTAGGAACATCTATGGGTATAGAAGATGGTGCTATGGATACAATTACTGCCGTTGGTGGTGCTATGATGGAGGCAGTCCCTATACTTGGTGATATTGCTGGTGCTGGTATGTTGATATACGGCGTAGTTAAGGAGATTGAGGATGCGAAGAAACATAGCGACGACCCTACCCAATATTCAGCACAAACAGCAGAACCTACCGAACAAGCAGGAGGTATTGATACAACAGCATTAGGAGGTGAAAAATCCACAGGAGGTGCTGGAATTGTTTAATTCTTTTTTTTTTTTCTATAACTATTATATATAATGAACTACAATCTTATTTCGCCAGACGGAGAAGGACAAAATTTCCGTGTGAAGTTCCAAGAACCAATAGTTTTACCGCCAGACGCTAAAATTTCTTTAAATTATGCCGTCTTTGAGCGTAATAGTGTATTTGATTTTACAGAAGACCAAAAAATTACAATATTAGTATTAGGTAATACTGGAAGTCAAAACAGTTTCCAAACAAATTTTAATGGAGGAATGGGAGATATTTACCCACGATTACCATTAGTCCAAGACAGCACAGCAGGAAATATTGCCGTTGCTAAAACACCAACACAACCAATCAATAATAACACACCTTTATCACAAACAGAAATGATTATAAGAATTCCAAAAGACCATTATACATTAGAAAGTCTTAATTTTGCTATTAACAAGGCATTAGTCCAAAAAAATTTTACTGCTGGTAATTTACCATTTGAGGCATTACAATTTTTCGGTCAAAAAGAAGACGGAAGTGTTGATTTACCAGATGCTAATCCAAATGGTTTAATTCATTTACCTAACCAAACTAATTTCATACCTTCTGCCCCTAATGATGGCGGATTACAATTTGGATTTGTAAAGAATGCTTTTGGTGATGGAAACTATAAATTTATGAAATTTTCCACACAACATTTAATAAATGGAACTAATGTAGAACAAGCAGGAGCAACAACAAATAGTTTTACTCCTAATGCTAATAATGCCGAATATAATGCTTACGCTTTATCAAGAGATAGATTATTTCATTTTGGAAATGTATATGATTTAGATTTTCATACTACAAGTCTAATTGGAGCATCAACAAGAACTTTACCAGAATTAAGTTGTGAAGGTTTTTATGTATCCCAAACAAGCGAGTTTATGGTTTCCGCAACTACCAAACAAACTAATTTAGATGGAACTTATCTTGGTAAAGATTTTTTTGGATTATATAGTATTGATTATGCTGGATTAACAAATGAAAATCAAACCAACGGAACTGGTTTATCCTCTGCTGTTAATACAACAAGAAAGGGTAGAGATGAAAGTGCTGGGGTTCATACTCCCCCTACTAATGAAGTCATAGCAGACGGAGATTTAAAACTAACTACTACACTTGGTGCTAATAAGGAAGTGCCTAAATGTTTCTTTGGAGTTGAGTTTCTTGATGACGCTACTGCTTCTAAAACAAGAATGAATATTTATATGACTGAAAGTGCTACTGACGCTTGGCGACACGCAGAAATTAAAGACCAAAAACTTATCTATACTGCCTTACTTGATAATATTGTTGGATTAGACCATAAAGTAGGTAGTGATGAACTTTTTGTTGGTATTCATTTTATAGAGAATGTTGATAAACTTGGAAAAGTAAATGTTAGAAATGTAAATAGTAATCAACCAGTATATTTCCCACTTGTATTTTTAGGAGCGTCCAGTAGAGGAACTGCTATGTGTGTATTTGATGGTAGATTTCATAACTTCGGCGGTGTTTTATCAAGTAAGTTAAGTGGATATGGTGGAAGTTTCTTGCGTCAAGACACTAAACCACTTTCTACCGACGGACTTTCTTATCGTGGAAGTGATTTACCATTTGCTCCTATATTTGCTGGTAATAATACTACTGGTGGTTGGAAAACAATTAGAGGGACATTCTTTAATGAAACAAACAAGGGAACTCTTAATTCAGCAACCGACCCATTAAGAGGAGCGTATTTCATAAGAGAACACGGATACTTTTGTGATACTCAAATAGCAAATGATTTATTTGGATTGTATAACGCAAATGACGCTTTTAATTACAATTCTAATGTAGCAAACTACAAGTTTTTCTCACGACCTTTCTACCCTATCAACACAAGACAGAATTTAATTAACTGGTGGGGCAAGAAATTTGATGTAGATATTCCAAATCTAAAATTAAAATCAAGTGTTATTTATAATATTACAGATATAGCACATTCTTACAAAAATGATAGATATACAATCTATATAAATCTTCCTACAAAAGCATTCGCTAATATTGCCGATAAATCTAAACCAGGTATAAGAAAAAATATTTTATCCCACGCACCATTAGTTTTCTCCTCCAATCTTACAGACGATACTGAAACAGCAATAAGCGGTATTAAAGTAATTGCTGGTGGATACGCTCCCTCACTTGGTATTACCCAACATTTAGATAATAAACATATTATAACAACCAACTTCTTTGAGATAGAGGTTCGTAATATGAATGACGATACACCAGCAACACAATTACATAAGACTATTGTTAATTTTTCTGTATTTGCTTAATTTTTTTTTTCTATATCTATTATATAAAACTAATATGCCGATTATTAAGAAACCCTTTACAATATCTCCCCTTAATGATAATCCAGTTGTGTTAAGTTCATCACAGATAGTAAGTGGTGGATTTTCACATAGGGACGGATTTCCCACAATCAAGTTCTCTGTGCCTCCACAACCAGTTATGTTAGAAACCAACACCTTACGACTTGTAGGACAGATTTTACTTAAAGATAGTTCTAATGAATATATAAATGTTGATACATTAAGTGTTGATGGTTCATCCAATCCAGTTGGATTTAGTGATGGTAATAATAAAGTAGGACAGACTTCTAACTCAAATGCTACTGGCGGTGCTGGTGGTGATTTACCATTAGAAAGTAATGTAAATCTTCCTAATTGGGGTGGAGTTAAAAATATAATAGATAAGGTTGTAGTTCAGTCAAAGAAAACTCTTATTGAGATTTCTACTGCTAATAACTACAATCAATATACTTCATTACAAGAATGCTATTCCAATAATGAAGTTGATTACTTACAAGTCCCATACATTAGAGGACTTACTACTGGTAAAAATGCTGGTAAGACAAATAGAAAAATAAATAACTGCCCTCGCTTTGACGCTACTATGGCGACTGCCGACAAGGACGGCAAGATTGGCGGTAATCTTTCACCTGGTGCTAATGGTGGTATGGGTTCTTTAAGTGGTGATAATGATAGAATGATAGGTCATTTCTTTTCTATTCCTATAAATGTTGATTTACTTAATGTAGGTCAGTTAAATTTAGATGACGGATTTTTAGGAGGATTACTTATCACTCTTCACTTAAATCCAGATAGTGCCTTATTAAATTCTCGTTGGAGAAGTGTGCGAGGTAATTCTCTTAACGCCAGTCCAATCAGCGGATTTTCATACACTCTCAAAAACTTAAAGTTAGAGGGTAGATATGTTGTTCCAACAGAACAAGAAATGAATGCTTACCCACAAGCACTTATGCTTGGTTCTCGCCTCAACTTAATAAATGATATTCATTCATCAGTCAATAGTAATTCATACACACCACAATTACAAATGGTTAAGTCTGTAATGAATGTCTTTTTAGACAACGACCAGACAAATAACTTTAACAAGAACACCAACAACTTCCGCAAACCAGTCGGCGAACAAGCATACTTAAACGCCAAGAATGGTCTTCGCTTCCCAAATAATTATGAGATTAAGAATGTTCCAAATCCAGAGAACGCAAAGGACGATGTATCCGCTCTTGGTTCTGCCGTTGATGTTTCTACATTAGAATTTAAGGCATTAGGATATGGTGATGCCGAAACAAGAAAATATTTTGATAAATCTTTACTTGACGGATTAGAACCATACCACTCTTCCGCTGATTTTGATTTAACTAACAAGGCACTCAATAGTGATTATGTATCAAATGCTCCAACTAACAACAGAGGATTTGGTGATAATATGAATGCTGATTGCGTTGGTGTAGGCACAGACTTTACACTTGGTATGGGTATTACACAGAACTTCGTCAATCAAGATTACAATCTCACATTAAAGAGTGGGGTAAATACTGGAAACGCAAAACTTCCCTCAACAAGAAACGGAAGCACCGCCACCAATCCTTTACTCCAACAGACCTTCGTAAGACACGCCAGTCAGTTTGATAGTGTAAATCTTGTAAAGGTTGTCTAATTATTTTTAACATATTTTTTTAACTCTTCTATTCTTTTCTTTAACTCTTTGTTTTCTGTTTGATAGAAAATAACTCTCATTTTTAATTTAGATACAATATCATCTAATTCCTCAAATAACTCGTTGTCTTTCATATAAATAAAAAAAAGATAATTATTTGGTAAGTCCGTAGGACGAACTTAATCAATCGTAGATTGGTAATATTGGAAATTTAGAACTTTTTGCGACAGAGAGGACATTTAGTGTTGCCTTGCCTCTCCCACATTTCATAGCATTTTTCGTGAAAGTTGTGTCCGCATTTTCCAGTCTTTAACTCTTTGCC